CTCCTATACTAAGATTAGAATTGTAATATTGCGTAATCGAATCTAAGAGTCAATGTGATATCGACTGGGTCTGTTGCGTTTGCCCAATCCAAATCACCAAATGTTGCGTTGGTAATGTATGTTCCTTTGAGTGTCCATTCCTCAACTTTGTCACCCACAGGTCCTAATACATTAAAGGTTACATCTTTCTTATAAAAATCTGAATACCCATCTCTACCAGTAACGGATTCGTGAGATAATCTCACCCATTCCATTACGGCTTGAGCTCCACTTGGAACTACTGGGTCGTAAAGTGTTATTTCTAATTCTTCCCATGCTCCCTTACCTTTTATGTATCTCTTCACATTAATGTGGTCGAGTTCGATGGTCTCGAAAGCTATGGTTGGTCTGTTAGCCGTCTTAATCAAATAAGAGGGGATACCCTCGATGTACATGATGTATCTGTTCTTCGTTTTTGGTTCAAACGGTGTGAACATTATTTCTGACGGATCTAATAAGTCTGGCATTTCATTTCTCCTAAATTAAGAATGTCTCTATTCTTATATAAATATCATAATTTCAAAAAAACATCAAAATGGTGTTTTAGAAGTTTTTTAGAAGTTTTTGTTTTTTCTCTCCATAATAAATATTTTAAGGCAATAAAAAACCCCACAATAAAGTGAGGTTTTTTATATATGTACTCCCTATTATTAACTTGGGAATGCTGCTCCAGTCGGTAAGACAACGAAGTCCAACACGATAAACTCAGCGGTTCTCGTAGGTTGAATAAAGATTTGACCAACCAACTGATTTCTGTCTATGACATCAGGTGTGTTGTTGGTGTCATCCATAACAACTCTAAACGCGGATAAACCACTATTAGCTTGTACTGACTCCAAGAAAGGATTCACAATATTTAGGAATCTGTTTCTTGTAGCAGATGTGTTTTGTTCGAATACCAAGAATCTTGAAGAAGATGCAATAAATTTCTTCAATCTAATTAGTAGTCTTCTTACATTGACTCGGTCAAGTGCTGAAGGACGACCTTGTAAGGTTTTTTGTCCCCATACACATACACCTTGTCCAGGAAAGGATGCGATTGGATTAACTCTTGCTTCATACAGAGTATCTCTTTCTGCGTGTGTTAAACGAGTCTGAGCTTCTGTTACAGTTGTTAAACCACCACGATTCAATCCAGCAGGTGCGAACCATTCATGAGCTACCCTATCGGTAAATGCGATAGTTCCAGCTAATACTACTGATGGGGGAACCCATACAGGTAGGTTAGTGTTTCTATCTCTTATCTTTACCCAAGGATAATAGGTTGCTGCGTAATTTGTATCGAGTGCTTCGATAGCTGCAGTTGCGTCACTTATACTTGCTCCATACTTAACACTATCCAAGATATAGAATGTATCACCTCTTTCCTCAGCTTTTGTTATCGAATGATTAGTAATACTTGAGTGTAGATTATGAATCACACCAGGTGTTACCAACATATTGATATCAAATTCATCAGGATTACCTATAGCGTTTATAGCTTTCTTATATGCGGTATATCCTGCTGCGGATGTAGATGAAATATCAAATCCTTGTGTATTAGTTGAAGTAATATTATCTGCTGTCAAGTGTGGGTTAGCTGGATTGTCTCCATCATATCCACCTTGAAATGGAACAACAAATCTTCTTTGGTCAATATGTGAATTATCCAAAGTGATTGCTTCTGTTGCGTCAGCAAATGTTTCAGTTGAAGGTTTAATACTATTTGTACCATTGAAGTCTTCAAGACTCATTGTTACATGACCACCACTACCAGCTGAATTAGGTAAAGGTGATAAGTATTCATTAGCGTCAGCATTTGCGTAATCATGTCCATAAAGAACATTTACATCAGGTGCTCCATTTGTATTCAACTGATTACTCTTGAACTGCCAAACAGGAATTAAACTTCCACCTGCAGATGGATTAGTTATTGCTGCGTGTCCCATCGGTACTAATACCTTTGGAATAGCTCCATTAGCAATTTCAGTAAAATCACTTACATAGATATGTTTGGAACGATTATCCCAATCACCATTGTAAGTTAATTTACCATCAGCGTCAATTGTGACATATCTATCACCAATCCTTCTTGCAAAGTAATTTGTACTTTCAGGATCGAAGTTTAGATTATCAAATTGTTCCAATACATTATCAGTAGTCAAACCTTTGTCATTTAAACCAGTCTGTCTAACTTGTACTGAAAATGAACCATAATCACTACCTGCTATTGAACCAGCTTTCTTGACTGCCACTATGACAATTTTTAATTTATTATTGACATCACTTCCGTGTGAACGAGTGTTTACTTTGAATAAGTTATATCTAGCTCCACCTATAACTTGTGATTGTACAGATGGTGTAGATGCGTTATTAAAAGTTGCACTTGTGAAGTCAACACTACTATGTGTTCCAGTTGCTACTGACGCGGTTGTTGCTGCTAAAGTTGTGTAATTGTACAAAGTTCTTAAATTACTAACATTATGTTTAAATGATTTGTACAAGTAAACACCTACAGTATTTAATCCTGACTTCTGAACTTGTGGGTCTTTCGAAAACACATTTTCGTAGAAGTTAGCACTTGAGGTGTTAAACGATAACGGATAATCCCTACCTGTCAAGTCACTACCACTAACATTCAATGTGAAACTTTCATAGTCACCACCATTTAATGTTGGGTTACTTGTTACGGTACAATTATCTAATCTTACAGTTCCATTAGTACCACCACGAGATGGTGCCAATACGAAACCAACCGAACCACTAGCAGCTGCCTGTTCAGAACCACTCTGAACACTACCAGTAATATTTACTTGAACAAAGTCGGCTGAGTAACCACCCGTATTAAGAACACGGACAATCGTTACTTGTCCAGCACTTCTTAAATATTGTTCAACGGCGTAAGGTGTATAAAAATCTTTGGTCGTGGAACCAAACATCTCTTCAAACTCAGAAAAACTTGAAATCATCGTTGGAACAAAAGCAGGTCCTTTGATAGTAGGTCCTACAATTGCTGCTCCGATTTCTGCTATTCCTTGAGGAAGAAATGAAAGGTCACGCTCACGAGTAAACACACCCGGCGAAACGATTCTTTCTGCCATTATTTATCTCCCAATTTATTGTTATTTCATGAAATAAAACATAATTGTTTTGGTCTAACGAGACCAAAATGTTTAAATATAAATATAGCACAAAAATCCCAAACGATTGCTTCGTAGGGATTTAAATGACTACTGTTCAGTTGTTTCTTGAGCCGTTGGTGTGAATACACCCGTATTTGGGTCTAATTGACCTGGCCCATACTTTTCATTTAAGTCTGCAACTAATTTTTGTTCATTCTGTTGAAGTTCTTTATATTCTGTTTCTAAACGAATCTCGGTCTCGTCTAAGGCCTCAACTTGTTGTTGTAAAAGAATTTTTTGAACTTTTAATTGACCAAATTGTGTTTGCTTTGTTGTGTAACCTGTATTCAAATCACCCAAAGATTTTAATTCATCTTCGGTAAATTTAATTTCAGAAGTCTTTTCTTCAACTTTTTTTGCTAGTTTAGACTCTTCTGTAACTGCCATAACTTATATCTCCTATATTATGAGTTTTAAATAAATATATATTAGAAATCCCAAAAACTAAACTTTTTTCTTTAATTCTTCGACTTCACTTCGTAATTCTTTTACACTTTGTATTAATAGTGGTACTAATCGTTTATAATCAACACCTAAATAACCATTTTTTCTTTCTGCAACTACTTCAGGATGTATTTTTTGTATTTCTTGGGCTAAAACACCAACATCATGTCCTCGTTGTTGTGCCCAACCAGGTGATTTATCATTCCAATCAAATTCATACCCATTTATTCCATCTATCTTGTCTAATGCTCCTTCAATCACCTTGACATTATCTTTTAATCTGTTATCTGATGCATTATATGCTATAATATCACCATCTGCTACTATATCACCACTTGCAGATATTGCACCTTCGTTACCACCAGCTGAACCACTCACATAAAGACTACCAGTTATAGTTGTTCCAGCAGATGTTCTTACCTCACCAGTTACTGCTATACCAGCGTTGGTGGTTTCAAATTTCTTAGTATTGTTGTAATGTAAGTCAACAGAATTAGCACCATTGAAAACTGCCATTGTTTTGGAACCTGCGGCGTTTTGTAGTGTTTGTGTTCCTGACCTATAAAATATTGTACCAGTTCCGTCATCTTGAATGTAACTATTCGAACCATCGTGATAAATTTTTAAATCTTGAGCGTCACCAATACCTAACCCTTGTGCACCATCACCAACTCTTACGGTTCCAAATGAACCAGTTGTATCGTGAGAACCACTTATATTTCCACCAAAGGCACCTAAATCATTTTTAAGTATATTACCTTGATTACCCATACCACTATGAGCGGTACATTTATAAAATAGTCGATTAGCAGTTGCTTTAGTTACTTGTATTTGAGTATAAGCTCCACTTGTACCAGGTGTTCCACTCGTGGTGACACCAGTTGTATATGAAGAACCATCTTCCTCTAAACTAAATGCGAATGGATGTGTATCATTAGAACTATCTGATTGGTCGAAACGATAAATTTTTCCTTCACTAACGACTAAATTAGGAGTTGTGGCTCCTTCAAAAGCGTAATGATTACCACCATCATCAACTACCGTAACTTCTATTACTTCAATTATGTTTCCTACAACATGAGTACTTGAGGTAACTGCTCCAAACAATGGTTTATCTGTTGTACTTACGCCTTGGTCTAAATTTGTAATATTATCGGCTACGGTTTGGTCAATCTCTGTTCCACCAATAGATATTGTGTCTGCTGTAACCTCTAATCTACCAAATGAACCAGTCGATACAGCAGAACCTGAAATCTTATTATCACCAATAAGGATATCAGAAGTTGGTTCCAATGAAATATTTGCTGACGATATTATCTTTAAATCAGTAGATACATCAATGTAATTATTAGCTCCATCTATCTCTAATCTATCTACTCTTGTATTACCACCAGTCAGTACAAGTAAATTATTTGTTTGTGTTGCGGTAAAGTCTCCACCATCAAAGTTTATAACACCACCTTCACCTAAAAATAAATCACTAAATTGTCTTGTTTCTGTTCCGAGAGAAGAGCCATCGTTTGCAACAGGAACTATGTTCCCACTGGCAGAAATATGTTTAAATTCTGCGGTACTACCCGAAACTATTACTTTTTTCCAACTTGCCACTAGCCTATCTCCTTAAATATAATTATGAGTAAATCCAAATAGTACCATCACTATTTATGGCTATTTCCCCAACACCATATTCCTTGTCACCTTCCACTGGTATATCATCATCACCGAGTGACTTTACTGTTACAACATGCTCTAAAGGTGTTACTGCAGTCGCTATAGAACTAATACCTTTAGCTACTGACCATCTTTGGTCATTTTTATCGTGGTATATTGCAGAACCACTATCTACAGATGACCCACTTTGTATAATTAGTCCACTATCTACATTTGTACTAGCAGAACCAGTTGCCGTAAATATAAATTGGTCACCAACTGCTAAATTTGTTGTAGAAAGTGTTGTTGTGTCTCCATTTACTACTAAATTACCATCTATTGTTGCATTTGTTGATACGGTAAGTGCACCAGTAACATCCACTCCTCCCGCATCTACTCTCATTTTTTCTGTATTATCAATATCGAATAAAATTGTATCATCAGTTCCAAAATCAATCGTATTGTTTTGTGAATTACCACCTATTATAAGTGAATTGTTTTTAACAGATGTAATTGTGGTCTGTGCTACCTCAACTGCAAATGTTCTATCAGAAGTTAAATCTCCACCACCACTTAAACCATCACCTGCAGTTAAATTTCTAGCTTGTAAAGTGTCGACATTACTTTCTTCTGTAGTTAATCTCGTTGATATAGAAGCACTTGGTGCTGTAAACGAACCACTTATATTTGTTCCAAATGTAGAATCTGAAAAATCTATTCCTAAGTTTTCAGAACCTTCATCCTTTAAACCTGTTCCAGCAAAATCACTAACATCAACATCTACGGTAACACTACCACCAAGAGTAACACTACCACCTGTTTTCAAACCATCACCAGCAGTAATGGTTACGGCATCCTCTGCTAATTTTGCTATTGGTATCTCATCATTGTCTATTTCGGCAACCACGACAGCTGCAAATCCATCAGATATGGAAGATGCGTTAAGTTGACCACCAATTTCAAGATTCCCTGCTATAGCTGCTGAACTTGCTGTAATCCCACCACTTGCAGTAACACTACCAGTTATCTGTAAATCACTTGTGGTATTGAAATGAGAACCAGTTTGTACAAATATACCAGCGGCAACTCCACTTAAATTTGAACCATCACCTACAAATGAACCAGTAAATGAGCCAGTAATATGAGAACCACCAATTGTGGAGGCATTTGTTAAATATTGAAAAGAACCAGAACCCCACCTTTTTGATGTAGTTCCTATACCACCTTCAAGGTTGGCTCTTGGTACTATATTCTTTGTTGCCATTTAGATTCTCCTAATCTTAAATAAATATTTATTTTTTAAGTTCTCGGTATAATATCGTCATTATCATCATATTCATAAAAAACACTAATCCCTTCACTTGTATCAGATGGTTGTATATCACCATTTCCATCCTCATCGAATACATTTGTTAAATCTGCTCCTACTATTGTGGCGGTAACATCATCTCCATTTGTTGCAGCGGTAACACCACTTCCTACAAAATTAATACTTGATACTGCAGTTGTCAAGTTACTACCCTCATCCTTTATTGTTATGGGAGAGGTAACCCCACTCAATCCACTACCATCTCCTATAAAGGAACCACTAAAAAGTGAACCACTTATGACGGTTGTACCTGTCATGTCGACAATAGAAGACGATACTGTAAGTGAACCTGTTATCTCTAAATCATTAGTGGTGTTGAATGATGAACCTGTTACCACGAATATTCCTGCAGTTTCGGCACCTGCTGAAGCACTTGGGAAGAAAAAAGGACTCCAACTTACAGATGCTCCACTTTTGGTTGCCCGTATTAGTCTATCTTCTGACTGAATGTATATAATCTGTCCGTCTTCAACCCTCTGTACGGTTATACTACCCGTATCTGAACCACTAGCTACAGTTCTAAAGGCACCAGCAACTAATTTCACATCAGTCAATTTGATGTTTCCTAAGACTCCTAAATTTTCACCAAAACTTAATGCCATTTATCTCTCCTATACCTCACTCGATGGTGCTGAACCACTCGAACTTAATAAATGATAGAATTGTGTTGGGTTTGTACTCGCGTCAAGAGCGAATATCATTCCCCAACTATCGTTACCAAATACCTTGACTCCAGCATCGGTTCCGAAGTAATGTAAACCAGCAGTTACGGCTTGGTCACTTGATGCATTATCATTAAATACTGTAAATTCTTTTACCGTACTACCACCTAATCCAGCTCTTAAACTTGCAGGTTTTTGAAATACTTGAGATGATGATGGATACAATAGTATAAATTGATGTCCATTATCACTATTACCACTTAAATTAATATTACCAAATTGTCTTACAGTAGAATGACCACTTCCTGAACTTGCTAAATGATTCACACTTTGTGATGCTACCAATATCATTTGTTTACCATCTGCCTGTGTGATTGTAGTATCACCAATTTTTCCAATTTTCAAATGACCCATAAATGAACCACTTGTGATTCCAGCATCATCTCCACCACTATCACCGAGTTGGGTTATC